CGTCCATGAAGTAGGGCTCGAAGATCGGATCGTACCAGTCCTCCCGCCGATCATCCTCGGTTGGGCCACGGCCGCGCTTGGTCGACTTCTGGCTGAAGGCGGCACGGTTGTAGGAGAAGGATCCGACGAAGACCTCCGCATCGAGCATCTCTGCGTAGGCGACCAGATTCTCGAAGAAAGGGACATGCGCGTCCGTGTTGTTCTGCGCGGACGTCAGGATGTAGCGCTTGATCTGCCCAGGCTTGGGGAGCGGTAGGGCACGAGCTTTCGCTGCGACGAGCTTTCCACCGGACGTCGGCTTGTCGAGGACGAAGCCCATCTTCGCTGCAAGCTCGAGGCGGTACTTGACCGCCCCGCGGGACATTCCGAGCTCTCGGGCGACTGCGCGCACCGAACCGTTGTTCTTGAGCGCGCAGTCATAGGTCTCCTGCGGCGATGCGAGCTTGTCCTTGGCCATGGGCCCTCCTACGGGTAGAACTTGGTGTAGGTCAGCCAGAGCGGGTGGCAGCGATGCGCGACGATGGCATAGGTGTCTTCCACCGTTCGGACGCCGAAGATTCGCCACGGGCCCGCAATCTGCTTTCCAACAGGTCGGGTTGTCGGCATCTCGTCGTCGAGCGGGTCGAACTCAACGCGCAAGCGCTGCCCGCTCGTGTTGTACCAGGAAAGCGACGAGCGGAGTAGCACCGGGATGCGCGAGTTCGTCGGGTCCTGGAAGTCCTTGAGGAACTCGCACTGACGGACCTTGTTGAACTGGACCCAGACATCGACGTAGGGCTCGGCCGCGCCTTCAGGGCTCGGCTCCTCTTGGACGACGACAGGAAGGCGGTTGCCTTCATCGTCGACCAGCGGAACGACGACTGGGAACCACTCGCCTTCTTTGGCCGTGCCGATCTCCCAGATGACCGGGATCATGCCCATGACCACGATGACCACGAGCACCCACTTGCTGAGAAGGAAGGTCAGGGAGTTATAGCGGGCCATTCAGACCACCTCGAACCATGAAGGTGACAAAAGCCCCGATCACGCCGAGGATGATCACCCAGACGATCTTCAGAAGGTAGCCTTTCACCTCGTTGATGCTGGACTCGACGCGGTCGAACCGCTGGTCGAGATGCTTGTCCCGCTCGGTTCGGACGGCCTGGTTCGTGTCCTGGCCTGCCTTCCAGAGCTCAAGCGCCTGAAGGCGCTGGTTCAGGTAGCCGAGCGTCTGCTCAATATGGTCAAAGTCGGGCATGCTGGGCTCCTGCGGGATATGGAAAGGGGCGTGCTTGGCGGCACGCCCCGACGTTTAAACGCCAAGGCGTGATCAGGACGCCGAGGGAGCCTTCTTGACGGCGGTCGCGTCGGCGCCGCCCGTCTTCTTGGCATCCTCGACCTTCTTGGCGCCTTCGGCCTCACGGGCCTTCGCGGCGTCGATCTCGGCTTGCGCACGAGCGGCCTTCGCGGAGTTCTCGTCGAACAGGGTCAGGACGCCATTGCTGCGCGCGATCTGCCCGGCGTCGGCATAACCGAAGAACTCGCCGTTCTTGCTCACGGCATAGAGCTCGGAGTGCTTGGACATCGTTCAGTCCTTTCAGGGATGAGGGGTTAAGGAAAGGCGGGGCCCGAAGGCCCCGCCGGCCCAGCTTACGCCGGGTAGAGGGTCGAGGCGCGGCGCACCTGGACGCCCAGCATCGGGTCCAGCACCTGGGTGCCGTAGAGCGCGTCCAGCGCAACGTAGTTGCTGCCGGTGGCGCCTTCGTACCACATGCGGGCACGGACCGAGAGGCCGGTGATCGGGTCGGTGACGGTGGCCATCTGGGCACCGCGGCCGTCGCCGGTCATGGGCAGGGGCGCGAAGGCCAGCGCGAAGGCGTTGCGGTGGAACATGAGGTTCCGCAGGCTCGCAGCCTCTTCGATGGCATTCAGCTGGTTGAACGTCACGACGGCGTTGTCCGCCACGTTCCGACGCAGCGCCGGGTAGAAGGTCAGGTTGCCCGCGCCGGTCGACCAGGTGGTCGCAGCGGTGAGGGTGTAGACCGTCGGGTCGCCCGCGATGCTGAAGGTGTCGCCGATCTGCACCGTCTCCGAGCCCGTGAAGCCATCGACCGCGATGGTCGAGGTGTTGGCTTCGTAGCCGGCGGCGTTGTTCACGGCACCCACCTTGTCGCCCGTGCCGGCCGAGGCCGTCGCGGTCGAGGTCAGGGCGGCGACGTCCACGTCCGCGTTCTGCGAGGCGAAGACTTCGACGCCGAAGCGCTGACCCAGCGTGCCGTTCATCAGCGCGGCGGTGTTGGCGCCTTGGCCGGTGACCTGGGCCTCGTGGAAGATGTTCAGGTCCAGGAAGGCCGCTTCCATGCCCGAGTCCACCAGGTAGTGGATCATGCCGGCATCCATCGGCACTTCGTTGTTCCGGAGCACCTTGCGGGGGCCGGTGATGAAGGCCGACGAAGCGGTACCCGACAGGAACGCCTTCGGACCGACGCGCGAGCCCAGGGCGTGCAGATCCTGGTCGATCTTGTCAGCCAGGGCGTAGGCCGCGGGCGTGATGTGATCGGTGATGATCTGCTCGGTCGTGTAGGCAAGCTCGCGGTCGGTGAGCTTGTACTTCACTTCCTGGTGGTTGTTCAGCACGATGGCGATGTTCTCGCCCACGACGTCCTGGGTCGTCGAACCGGTGCCCACGACGTGCGTCTGCGCGGTGAACTTGGTCGGACGCTTCAGGTTGATGGTGTCGCCTTTCTGGTTCCCGGCACCATTGCGTTCCTGCTCGGCGCCGCGGTGAACGCGGCCGGACATGCCCAGCGCCTTGAAGAGCTGGATCAGGGCCTCTTGAGCGTAGAACTCGGGATTGTAGTTCCCAAGGGTATTCGCCATCTTCGTTTCCTTTCCAATGGCATGCGCATCTGCGCGGTTACGTTACCGCGCAGACGCGCGGCGGTTCAGGAGATCAGCCTTACTCGACGATCTGAAGCTGGACGCCGGCTTTCGCGGCCGCTTCACGCGCGGCACGGTACTTCTGGACGTCCCGCGCGTCGGCGCGGCTGATGGTGTGGCTTCCGCCACGGCCGTTCCCGCCACCAGCACCACCACCCACGGGGGCCGGGAACCAGTGCGGGGCCTTTTCCTTCATCGACTCGAGCCATTCGCTCGGCGTCAGAGGGGTCCGACCATCCTTGCCGTAGGCCGTCGAGCCGTTTTCTTCGGCGATCAGGCGGTCCTGGTCATCGACCTTGAAGACGCCCATTGCCCGCGAGAGCGCGTCTTCGATGGCAGACGGAACGAGGCCGAGTTCGACAGCTGCTTGCCGGAGGCTTCCCTCGACCATCAGCTTCTTCACCCGCGAGTTCGCGCCACCGAGCTTTTCATCGCGTTCGGCCAGCGCCTTCTCGAGCGCCGCGACCTGCTTGGCGTGATCGGCCTTCAGCCGTTCGGTGCGCCGTTCGATCACAGCATCCGTCTTGCCTTCGGCGAGGAGCTTGGCTTCCTCGTCGTTTTCCAGCCGAGACATGATCTGCCGGACCGCTTGGGGATCGAGCCCCTCCCAGGTCTTGGACAGCTCGCTGAGCTTCTCTTGGAGCGATTTCTTCTCGCCGAGAATCTCGTCACGGTTGGACGCCAGTCCGGAGGTCGCCTCCTTCACGGCTTTGTCGATGAGCGCCTTGACGTCCGGATTGGACATCAGGTCGCCAGGGTTGTTCCCGTCGCCGGGGTTCGTCGGATCAGGCATGGGTAGTCCTTTCTATGGCTCTGCCACTGACCGCTCTTGAGGCCCTCAAGGTTATCGGTCCTGTCTGAAGATAGAAGGAGGAGGTGCAGGGTGCAAGCGACTTATCGTTTGCGGTATAACTGAGTTATGGTCAAAATAAGGTGTTGACGGGCTGCTATAACTCGCTTATACGTTGTTCATGGGACGCGACGACGCGCCCACTAGCAACGGAGAACGATGATGCAAACCCAGATCGACAACGCCTTCGCCGAACTCAACGCGAAGATCCTGGAACGCCAGCTGGCTTGGTTTGAAGGCCGCAACGCGCTGGTGCGCACCTACTACGCGAGCGAAGAGCGCAAAGCCGCGATGGGCGAGTGGTCGAAGCAGACCCGCAAGGAAAACGAAGCGGCCCGCAAGGCCGACGCCGAGAAGCTCGAGAGCCTGGCCGGTGGCAAGACCTGGCTCGCCGCGATCTGGTCGAACCCGAAGCCCGAGCAGCGCGCCGAGTTCGTCGCCAAGAACGTCAAAGGCCTGATCGCTCGCCGCGATGCGCAGATCATCAAGGCGCTGACGAAGGAAGGCATCACCGAGCTGCCGGAATTCAACCTGGTTGAAACGAGCGACGGTCTCGAAGGGCTCTTCGTCGTCGCTGGCAAGCGAGTCTCGATCCGCACGATCCTCGCCGGTGGCTACAACATCCAGTGCCTTCACCAGCGCACGCTGGTGAAGATCCTCAAGTGATCGAAC